AGCCCAGCTCCGGGCCAGCTCTTGGAAGTAACTGTCAATGACCTTTTCAATATAGCTTTTCGCAGATTCCCAGTCCCAGCCTTGCGCGTAAGTGAGGTGCAGCTCAATGTCGACGCTCTCGGCGGCCACCCCTACCACCGAAACCACATGGCCAATGGGGGCTAACCCCAGGCCCTCTCCTGCATTTTGGATCGGGTCAATGGCGGTCTGAATCTCTTCCAGCAATGTTGGTGACGGGGCCTTGTAGTCAGAGGCCATAACGACCAACTTCACGACCCCGCCCACAGTCAGCAGCTTGTTTTTTGCCGCTGTATAAACTGCGGTAAGCCATGTAGCCACGTCCTCTTCCAAGGTGCCGACCGTTTCGTTGTACCAGCTTTCCACGCCCTTGTCTGGAATTAGGCTAGAAGGAGCGAGGCCCTCATTCCATACGGCGTGAATCTTGACATCACCCACGCCAGGCATAGCCAGCACTTGTTCCCGGTAATCCGCTTGGTTCCCTCCAAATGCCTGGGACTGAAAACTGTCGAGCACCCGCTGCCGGAAAGTCTCCGTTTCCTCCTCGTCGTCTCCAGGGATCAGCAGCTCCACCAATTCCGCATGAGTAAGGCCCTGCACATACTCCACCGGAACCAGCGCCCCGCTGTAGCTGTTGGCGACTGTTCCTGGTGTCTCACAGGTGACTTGGTGGCTAAGTCCAGTTTCTGTATCGTAGCTGGTGTCCATACGGGCGGTTACAGCAAAGTTCAAGTCTTCACAGGAAAAACGAGTGCCCACTGGCACTTCGATATTAAACTCCGCCCGGAACACAGCCTGGCTGGCCGGATAGGGTGCCATACTGCGATCCGCAGCTCTCCGAATCAAGTACTCTCGTGGAGCCGTGGCAATATAGGTCGCCTGGAACACAAAATCGGCGGCGATGTAAAGCTGGGCAAGCTCCGCCATGGACGGCGCGACCCCGTTCATCACCATAGACCCCTCCCGCTTATCCCCCACAGAAGTCACCCTGGAGAGGGCTCGTGCAAGTAGGGTTTCATAGGTCATATCTTCAAACATCAGATTGCCACCTCCTTTTCTGCCTCTACGTCACCAAAGATAGTCCGTACAGTAAACTGAGCGCGGAGCTGATTCCGGCCTGTTTCAAAGGTCCAGTTCTCCACGCCAGTAATACGGTCATCCTGGGTCAACGCTTCGGTGATACGGCGCTTGATTTCGCTCATAGCGTAGTCCTGAGGCTTGCCGATTAAGTCAATCAGTTCCGCCCCATAGCGTCGGGAATAAATTGGGTAGGCGTACCGTTCCACGTTAAGAATGAGGTACACCGCCTGGCGGACGGCGTCCTGGCCGTCTGTCATTCCTCGTACCCGCCCCCGGTCAATGTCCAGCTTGTGGGTGTCGCTGGGCTGTGTCTCCATAGTAAAAGCAATCAGGTTCAGATCATCCCCGGTAGTCGGTAGCGTAGCCATTACGGTGCCTCCCATCTGTCCAGAACGATATATTGCTGGCCGCCGTCGCACCGCAGCAGGGTAACCTTTTCATCCTTTTTGAGCCCAAGATGTACCCGGAAGGACTTCCGCCCCTTGTAGGGGTGGGAGTGTTCCACCGCTGTTGCGGAGCCGCCGCCGGTATAGGTGTCCACGACTGGATGACCGTGGCTGATGCTTTCCGTTACATGGTCCACCGTCATTTCCACTGTGAAGTCTCGGACGGCGTTGGTAAGAATCAGCTGAGTTTCAGACAGCACCAGCTTTTGGTCTGTTGTAATTTCCAGCGGGGACACAGCGGTCACGGTCCCGTAACATACCCCCATAGGCCCGGCGGCCTTCACGGCCTCTATGGCTGCCTGTTTCACGCTTCGGACCAGCTGATTGATATCAAGCGACAAACGTACCACCTCGCATATTCAAGTCCATTACGTGCTGTTCGTTGCTGAAGGTATGCTTGACCTGCTCCACCATGAGATAACTCGACAGGTTCATATCCCCTAGCCCCAGCATAACTACCAGCATCGTCCCGGCCCGCACCCGGACATCCCCCAGCACGTCCTTGAGCTTAAGTGTCCGGGTCTTGGTGTTGTAGAGACTAAGAAGGGCGTCAGCCATCGCCTTGGCGTTGGCTGTACTGTCGATTTTTTCATAGTACTGTAGGACACCCCACTGATTGATGCTGGAGCCGTCCTGGGCAATGAAGATCTCCCGCTTGCCAGTATCCTTATTCTCATAGGATAGCTTCACCTTATCGTAGGTCTGGGAGGCAATAGAGGTCTTATAATCGAAGTCCCCGGCTGTTTCATTGTCAACAAGCAACCCCAACTTCATATCGCCGATATTTTTCAGTGTTAACTTGCCCACATCGTCATAGAGCACGTACATCTGTGACGTGGCTTTTAAGGTCTCGTCCAAAGCTGTCTGAACGATGTCAAAGAGAGTCTTGTTGTCCTCCACCCGGCTGGCGATTGTGTAGCCCGTATCCGCCAGGGCCCCCACATTGAGCTGGAAGTCCTCGGCAATCATACGGATGACCGCCGCCGCCGTCTTATTGGAATACACATAGGTGTCCTTGTTTTTGAGGTAGTAGAGCTGATCATAGACCGTGATGGTGATGACCTGATCCATACTCCCCTTCCTCGCCTTTTCAAAGACAAACCCATAGAAAATGGGGGTGCCGTCCACGGAAAAGCGGCAGGGGTCCCCTTCTTGGAAGCTCAGGCCAGGGGTTTTGACAATGTCAGCCGTGAGTTTGCCTGGCTGTCCTTGGCGTTCCCATTCAATGCTCACGCTTTCTACCACCGGGGGCAGCATAACGGCCCCCTGGTGCTGTATTAGTAGTTCATAGGTCATGGCAACGTAAGCACCTGCCCTGGGTAAATCAAATTCGGGTTGCTAATCTTATCCGTGTTCGCGTTGTATATCTTGCTGTACTCGGCACCCTTACCGTAATACTTGGCCGCGATGGCCCACAGAGAGTCCCCGGCCTTGACCGTATAGGTCTTGGCTGTCGGGGCAGTACTTTCCTCCCGCTCCTTCTCGACGGCCACGGTAGCCGGTTCCCCGGCCGTCTGTGGTTGCTCTACGGTTGCGGTTTTTGTCCCGTAGTCCCGCCACTGCTTAAGGTTGACGTCTACTGTCACGTCCAGTCCACTCTTGGCGTCCTCCGTGATGTTGTAGTCCTCCACGCTTACCTTGATGTTGGTATCGTAGAGCGCCCCACCGGAAGGGGCGCTCCGCACTAGAATGAACTGAGTGGTCTGCTTGCTGGTCTTAAGTAGCTCCAGCACACTCAAATAGTAATCCGGGGAGTTGGAGCCGGTGAGCATGGGTAGATCAAATGGCACTGTTATCTCGGTAAGCCCTGGAAAGCGTAGGAAGTTGACCTCTCCCTCGTTCAGTAGCACAAGGGTTTTATTCTTTCCCTTAATTTTGACCTGCAGTTTACTAGGCGTAGGCCACTGCACTCCACCCAAATAACAGGAATAGCTCATACGTGCACCCCTTCCGCCGCTGTTAGCAGGGCTTCTGTAAAACCATCGGTTAGTGCGGAGATTACGCCGTCTAGGTCAGCCCCACCCTCAATCCGGTTCTGCATTCCAGTCATATCAATTTTAACTTCGGCGGTCGTAAAGCGGTTAATGGCGTCCCGTTCCGCAATATCCCGGAGATACTTGAGTTCCTCCGTAGTCGCCGTTAGAGCATCAGCGGTGGCTCCAGTATTGGCCGCCGTCAGGGCCGCATTATTGGAGATGTCGTCCAGCGCAAAGGGGGAGTCGGCCCCATAGTTTTCGGCGGCCCCAAGGTCAAAGTTAAACAGGCCGCCCACCGCGTCTTCGATGCCGCGTCCCAGGCTGTTTCCGGCAGCCCAGGCGTCTCCGTACTCAATCCGCTGAATCTGATAGTCGGAGGCGTTCAGTTTCTCCATGACCTCAACTTGATCGCCAACAATTTCTTCCACCTTTGTGGCCACCGTGTTACGGAAGCCAGCCACCGCACTAGACATATCGGTGCCCAGCACAGTATCAATCAGCGATGCGGCACTTTGGACGATTCCTAAAATGAAGTCAAACATTCCGGCGAATAGGTTGATGATGGCTCCCACGGGGTCATTGAACACATTAGCAAAGAAGTTCGCAAAGGTGGCAATCAGGTTATAGAGCTCCACCCCAATTCCGATGACGAAGTTCACCACGCCCAGAATCAGATTGATAATAAACGCCCCCGCCACAGCGAAAGCGCCCATGACGATTCCTGTTGCGGACAGGGACGTCCCAGCAAAGTGGTTGATGGCCGCCACAGCTGCGTAGAAGGCCGCCACAAGAGCGATAATAAGCAGGACTATCCAAGTAATAGGACAAGCCAAGAGCGCCGCATTGAGGCCGTATTGGGCCACCGTGGCCGCGAAGGTCGCCCCGGTACTCATAGCCAGAGCTGCGGCCTTTACGCCCTCTGCAAGCGCTGTGGCCGCATTGATACCGTTTGTGATAAGTGCCACGGTATTGTAAGCGACGAAAGCCGCCACCAGCCCCCATACAATGGGCTCCAGCCAGCTCCAGTTATCTACCACTAGAGAGCCGCCGCTTATCAGTAAGTCAAGAACCACACCCGCCACAGCGGCTATGGTGGCCAGCCCGCTCACAATACCGTTGGTCACGGTCTCAAACCGCTCACTGTTCGCAACCTGATTCAGCTTGGAAAGGACCGGGTCAAAGGCCGCTATGGCCTTATTCTGCATCTGTGTCCATACCTGCCCCCAGGTCATGGGCATTTGCTGGAAACGGGCCTCTACTTCATCAGCGGAGTTGAAAACCGCTGCCTTGATAACGTCTGCGGTCAGGAGCCCCTCCGAGGACCAGTCCTTCATTGCCCCCGTTGCTCCCTGCACATTTCTCATATATTCCTCAATGGCTCCGGCAAGCATGGGTGCATTCTCGATGATGGAGCGGTACTCATCGCCCTGGAGGCGTCCCGAGCCCATAGCCTGAGTTAGCTGGTACATAGCCGCTGCCTGTTCTGTAGCAGACGATCCGCCGATGACGAAGTTCTTATTCAGCAGTTCCGTGAATCGAATCAGTTCGTCGTTGCTATTAAACGCATCTCCGGCCTGAAGCCCTAGCTTGCTAATCGTCTGCATCGTGCCCAAGTAGGATGCCCTAGACCTCTGCGCTGAGGCCATGATTTTCTGCTCCAGCGCGTCTACGGAGCCGCCG